TCGTCATTTTCATCAACAGAGTCAAAACCGAAGCCTTCATAGTTATCATCATTATCGTCCCAATCGCTCATCGGCTCGTTCCTATTTAGTATTGTGGAATCTCAGGCACCTCTACAGGAGTAGACATGTGATTTCTAATTTCAATTATTTGGTGCATCATTTCAATATCGTACAGGTTGTATGTACAATCCCGTAACTCTAGCAGAGTACACATTGGAGGGTTTACTAGCATTGGACGTATTAGGTAACCATTAAGCTCTGGATAGATTTGGTTGTAGTCCACTGGTAAGGTTTGTTCCTGCCCTGAAGCTACTTGCTTTGGGAGTGTGCCTTTGCTAAACCTGATACGAAAAAATCTGAGTACTGACTGTGTAGCACGTGTGCGAATACTTCTATGATTGTGGCCATACCTAAGCTGTTAAGTGTGCTAGGTAATATCTTCTCGCCATCTATTCGTGCTTGTTGCACACACCACATAACTATCTCGGTGGCTTCTTTGTTGTCTTCTGCATTCATTACTGCCAACATTGCAGCAGGTACATTCTTGTCCGTGGCAATTGCAATAACATTATCTTGCCCAAGTATCTTACACACCTGGGTCAAGTTCTCAAACTGTATCGTTGCTGACCAGTCTGGTATATAAATTTGTCGCCCATCTTCTAGGGCATCTGTATAACCTTTGTTCATAGTATTCTCCTCAGAACTAGAAAAGCCCCATCCAAGTGGACAGGGCTATTAGGTATTAACCTAAGTTGTCTGCATCACCACCGTTATCACGAACGAAGGTAACTTGCTCAAACGTCAGAACCCAAGTGATTGTGTTCATAGTCTGACCACGGCTCATAGCTGGCATCGCCAGGATTACGCCATTAGACATTGTTGCTACATCTGCACCCATGTTATCAACTAGCTTAGCTTGAATAGGTGTGATCAAAGCACCATCTGAATCAGCTTGTGCTTGGAAGTAGTTAGCCCAATCTTGCAAAGCTTTGTTTTCAGGTGCATTCATAAGTACTGGGAACGTCAAGTCACCAGCTCGGATACGTTGCATGTTTACAACCATATCACCATACGCACCAAAAGTGGTAGTGGCAATAGGCGCTCGACGCATTACGTTAATTAGGTTTTCACCTGTGGCAAACCCTTCAACTTTGAATTGAGCAGCGTTAGGATTGCCCGGAAAGTCAGCCTCAATAATGAGGTCGACGTTCGCAAAACTGTATTGATACATAATCTAAATCCTTATTCGGAGTACTCGCCAGATACAACAACTTCGTGCAAGGCACCTGCACCAACCATCTGGAAACTAATTCCTTGGTAGATACGGTTTGACTTATCACTTGTAGGAGTATCGCCTAGTGAAACAGCGTTAATAACATAGCCTTCAGGAAGGAATGTACCGTCTGGTAGGTAACCCGGCCCAGCTAAACCATTTCGTACAGCAGCTTGTAAGCTTCGATCCAAAGTACTGATCACTGTGTTAATGCCAGCTTGAGTATATGGGATCTTAGTGTTATTAACATAAAGCAAGTTGAACAAATCTACTTCACAACGGTTCTCTAACCATAAGAGGCCATGAGTTGTATCTAACCAAGATCCATTAGCCATACGTGAATCAGTATATGCATTCACAGACTTGCCAATTTGGATAACAGCAGAAGCGTAGTAGCTCTTCAAGTTTGCATACTCTGAAGGTGTTAAGTCTTCTGAATATACTCCTGGCATCTGCTTAAGGTTAAGCGTGATGGTAGAGTTGATTGCTGAAAAGTTTACACTAGCTGCACGACCAAACACTGAAGCACTCGGGTATGAATCAACTACACGTGAGAAAGTGGTAAGTGTAAAGCGTAAGGTATTGCTCTTAAGTACAGAGGCTATACAGCTATTACTGTTAGGCGCCAAAGTAGTCAGATCGTTTGTAGTGTTGCAGAAGATTTTCTTAGATGCTTCAGCGTACTTAGCAATATCTAAAGTCTGGTTGCCTTCACCTTCAGTTCCATTATCGCGGAACTCTTGGTGTGATACTAAGCCAACAAACTCTACACCTTGGTTCTCTGCTTCAGCAAGTGACTGTGTAGCAGACTCGGCATCAATACCATCGATAGCTCGTGCAACACCTTCTTTCAAACCCAATGCAGTTGACGCAAGTGTGTTTGCAGCAGCAGTGATATAGTTTGGAGAGTCAGGAGCACCTGCATTAGCTTCAGCATCTTTAATTACAAACTGGTAGCCATTGTGCTCTACAACTGCACCGGACAACTCTGCATCTAATACAGTAGTTAACTCAGCAGCAATAGTGGTGTAGTTTACAGGCGAGGCAGATGACAGTGCTGTAGCATCAAATGATACCGGAGTATTGTTGATAGTTAAGCTAACTAATTCTTCACCACCAATCCAAGTACCACTAGAAGCTCCTCCAACCAGTTCTTCTGCAGTGTCAGAACCACCACCTACAAGTACGCCCACTTGAGCTGTCTGGTAGTTGACAATTGCAACAAAGTCACGAGGTGTAGGTGTCTGGCTGTAGAATGCAGTAGCCGCTTTGTGTACTTCCGAGCTAGTTTCCCAGTCACCCGAGACAGAGGCAAGGCTTGTATAAGCTCGGCCACGCTCTCCGACAGAGATCTCTTTGCCAGCTTTGGCATCGTCTGTGTCGTTAGTCAGGAAGCCGAGGATGCCAAAGTTACCACCAGCAACACCCGTAGGTGCTACAGAGATGGACACATCAGCAAATTCAGTAATTTCAATCGACATGATTGTTAATCCTTATTCGTTAATTTCAAAATTGAGCAAGTAGCTTTTACTACCTTCAACAAATTCACCATCTGCCCTCAAGGAAGTAATGTTGTTCGTTGTGTACTCAAAGATTCTTGTGGAGTAAAGCTCTATTGAAAAGCCTTGACGCATTTCCCATTCTTTCTCAAGCTTGGCTGATTCGTTTGAAAGTGGTGTACATCTTATAAAGCCATAGCCAGACTGAATCATAAGAAGCTTCATAGCCTCCGTAGTCCAACCATGTAAGATCATAGTGGAAGGTATGCCAGTTGTGTCCACTACACCTACCCTGAAACGTAGCCGTGTAGGGCTTATAACTCTGAACGTAGTCTCTAACTCAGTCTGGGATGCTATCTTGTTATTAGGTATACCTACTGCGTACTCTTCAAGTAACCTAATGTGAGCAAACTCTCCAGGAGGTTTCTCTGCACCGTTCTGTCTTGCTGGGTAAGAGAACTTAGGTATACCTACCATGGTATCTATGAATGTCTGCACTACTTGAACATCTGCTCTTTGTATCGTAACTATGTTTTCTCCACTCATTTTTCCTGTGCCTCTATAAGAAATGAGTTGAAACCAAACACATCTTCGTCAGATTGCTGTATAATGCGGAAGGTCTTACCTTTGAAGATGATACGGTCTTGCACTTTTACAGGGTATATGTCTTTAACATATAGTGAGCGGTAGTCGCTGTAACGTGAACCTCCATCTTCGTTGTGCAAAGCTATACCCTCTTCAAACTGAGAGAACTTGTTGCCCACAATAACACGCCCAAAGATTGTACTCTTATTTTCTTTACCCTCTACCCAGTTGTTGTATTCATCCCAACTTCCTGGTGTGATACTTACCAGAGTCATATCAGTTAACATTTTAGCGTTAAAAGCCCTGTGCATGCTCATTGCCATATCAAATACCTCTAGGGCCAGTTAATACAGTTTTCCTGTACGTCCAGTACCTCTTACCATAAGATGTAGATAAGAGTTCATCTTGAGTAGGCGCAGCTTCAGCTACAGCTTGCTTGATAACTACATCGTCTACTTCCTGATGAGAGATAGGGCCAGTAACACCACCGTCACCTGTCTCTGTGTTCTGAGCTAGGTACAGGTAATGGGCCGCTAAATACTGGTGAGCTACGTCATAAAAGTTTAGCCATTTGTCAGGGCTACTCATACGAAGTGCAGCATCATCCAGAAATAACTGAACTCGATCATCATCTTGATTACAGAACTCAGGAAACCTTGTATGGAAATCTGCTACACTCGCCATGGTCAAGCTTCCTTCTTAGCAGGAGCTTTCTTAGCAGCAGGTTTAGCAGGTGCCTTTTCGGGCTCAGCTTCTTCAAGCAATGCTTTAGCAGCAGCAATAGCTTCAGCCTTTTCCTTGGCTTTTACTTCTTCCGACTTCACAGGGGCAACAACAATTTTAATCTTGCCAGCCTCAACACCTGATTTAATTTTGTCTTCAATCAATACGTACTCTTTATCATCTAACTCTAGTGTGGCGTTAGCGGGAATTAGTACCCGGTTACCTCTTGAGTTGATTAGGCTTGCATTGAAAGGAAGGTTTGATTTAAGTTTCATTTATTTCTCCAATATTATTGAGCACTTAGGATTTTATAAGTCCTATCTTGATTCTCTTTAATGTGCAATATGTTTGCATCCATACGTGGTATGATACTACTTAACTCTATGACCACTGCATTTATACGTTTGTCTTCTACCTGCTCCGCTTTTAGTGTGGCTAGTTCTAAGTTTACTTCCTTAAACTCGTTAACTGTATACCCACCAAAGCTGATAGCTCCCGTAATTAATATGGGAGCCAAATACTCTTGTACAGTATCTAAGTTCATATCTCTTCCTTAGAATAATGCCCCGCCTAAGCAGGGCAAACAACTTAAGCCTTAGCACCCATTAGGAAGTGATGTACTGCTGCAGGACGAATAGTCTCTACACCAGCGAAGCGGCCATAACAGTTGATCTCAAACTCAAGACCTTTCAACTGTACAGGTAAGTGAACGTATGGGAAAGGCTCACGAATACGTAGGTTATCAGTACCGTTAGCAATAACAGTAATACCTTCGTAACCAGCATTTGGCTCGATCTTATCATCGATAGTACCAACAGTGGCGTTAGGGAAGATACTTTCAAGTTCGTTGATATCTTTGAACTGGTCAACAGATGTGATGAACTTGTTGTTCTGTACAAACCACTGGATGATAGATGTATCAGTAGTTTCTGAACGAGGTGTGTTATGCAACAACTGAAGGTTTTCTACAGACAACCAGATCTCGTTAGGACGGAACAACTGCTTGGTATCTACGTACATAGCTGTTACAGCGTCAGTAAGATCCTTGATGATTGCAGCAGGAGTCTTATCAGCCCAGTGCATATCAACACCAGCAGTACCAGATAGCAATGAACGGTTAGCTGTAAGTGCAGGAGCACCAGCAGGGCCATCATAAATGCCGTGAATGTTGTTCTCAGCAGATCCGAAGAAGATCAACTGGTTTACTTTCTCTTCGTATGAACGACGAGTAGCTTCAGCTTTACGGCTGTCCAAAGGCATACCAACTAGCTTAGCTGCTGCAATCTCCTGACGCGAGTAACCATAAGCGTTACCAAGAGTCTTAACAGTGATCGAGTATTCTTTACCCGAGATATCGCCACGTGGCAAGTCAGTAGCTTTACCTGCAATGATTGCAGTCTCGCCACGCTTGTCATAGCTTCGGTATGTGATAGCATTGATACCTTCACCGCCTTCGGTGTTAGTAGTCAATAGCTCACGACCTTTAAGGTCTGGATAGAGAACATCATAAGATGTAGCCTGAATGTATTCAAGCTGTCTCTGGAAGAACAAGCCTTCGTCATCTGTGGCGAATGTGCCGTTAGCAACCATAGCTGAGATCGCATCGGTTAGCTCAACTTCAATCATTGGCTGATCTTTAAGCTCTACGTTGTGCTCATCAATTGCAAATGCTTTTACTTTAATACCCATGAGTATATTTTCCTAAGTGATTGTTACGAGTCGGCGCCTATTGACCGACTCGTGAATATTAACTAATAACGCTTAAACGATGTCTAGGCGAACTTTGATGATGTCACCTACAACGCCAGCTTGCTCAGCTACAACGTTATTTGAAACTACGAAGTTACCAGAAGTAATACCGCCACCAGCAAACTCACCAGTATCAGTATCTACTGAAAGCTTCTCACCGATAGATGCGGCAGTGTCAGTAACTTCAATGTACAAATAACCTTGACGGATAAGTGATGCAGAGTAAGTAGACTTGTAACCAGTGTCGTTTCCGCTTGAAGGGATGCTGTTTGCTTCGTGGTTGTATTCACGTTGAGAGATAGCAAATACGTCAGCAGCAGCACCTAGCAATACGCCACGCTCACTCACGCCACGCTTTACAGCTTTACCGAAACCAATAGCATAGCCTTCAGCAGTGTTGGCATCTTCTACGATACCAGTCTGTACAACACGTGGGCCAGAGTCAACAAGCTCACCAGCGTAACCTTTTGCAGTGTAAAGGTTAAAGTTTTGAATAGTCATTATGGATATTCCTTATTTGGAGTTACGAGCGATCATGGCAGCACGTTTCTTTTCGGCTAGGCTGATCTGTGGTTTTTGGTCAACGATAATATCTGAGGCTTCTTTAGCCATCAGCTTACCCATTGGTGTTTCGCCTTTAGCGGCGTCTACTAGCATTTCAAAGATTGCAGCAACGTAGTCGTCACTCTTACCTTCGAGATCTCTGGTAGGCATTTGGTCTTCAATGACCATGCGATGGATTTCTGAAACTGACTTGTCAGCAACGTCACGCATGTCTGCAACCAATCGTGCATTCTCGATAGCTTTGCAACGCTCGACAACACCTTCACTAGCAGCCAATACAGCACTGGCCAGCTTTTCTTCAGCATCAGCAAGAGCAGCAGCTTTTACTTTAGCATCTTCTTCTAGTTCAACAATCTTAGCATCAGCCAGGGCCAACTTTTCTTCAGCGTCAGTTACCAATGCAACCTGTGCATCAAACTCGTCTGCTGTGAAAGTCTTAGCAACTTCAACTTCAACGCCAGCTTCAGTTAGAGTAGATTCGTCAGCAAGGTCGATAGCTTCGTCAGAAATTCGACAGCTTGATCCTGCTCTTCCTTTGGCAACAATAGCAATGTGATTAGCACGAATGTTACGCTGAAACAGCTTACCTTCCACTTCTTCGATGTCGCACAGATACCCAGCACTAAGCTCTTGAGTACCGTCTTCGAGAGCATCAATAGCTTCCTTTGCGGTTAGTATTAGAGTACCACCTAAAGTATCTTCGTCACGAACTGGCATACCTTCAAGCATACCTACTTGCAACTCTTTTGAGTTATCAGCAGATACAGCAATCGATTTACCATCGGCATCTTTAGGGTGACCAATTGTAACAGGCGCCGAACGGAAAGACTCAAGTGAATCTTGGGCAAATACATCAGCCTCGTCACGCCATACTGTTACGATTTCTTTTGCGTCCCGGTCTTGTAGACCTAGTTGACCAGCAGTGTATAGCTGAGAACCTGTACGAGCAAAAGCACAAGGCACATGCATCTGTCCAGCATCAGTTAGCTTACGACTGGTAGGGACACTAATGCGATCATTTAATAGGATCATTTCTTAGTTCCTGTTGTTGGTTTAGGGGCGGGAGGGTTTGGGTTATCGCCCACAGTTGCGGTTGAATCTACTGAACCATACTCTTTCAATATTTCAAGTGCAGATTCACGGCTTAGGATTCCTGCCTCAGTTAATGTAGCCATCTCTTCCGATTTGGCCTTATAGCGATCTGCCTTTTGAGCAGCAGATTCAGGGAAGATACAGTTCCACTCATACGTGAAATCATCTTCACTCAACCCAAAGTGAGCAGCCAGCAAAGTATCAATAACCTTTATTCGAGGTTCGTATACATCTTTGTGCAGCCCTTGTAAAGTCTCAATGTAGTTTACCAGATCTGACTCACCCGTAGCATTCATTCCATCGGGCGATGCCGAGAGAAATCTTGTGGCCGGTATGGATACGCTGGCTGAAACCATCTTGAGATATTCCCAGATCAAGTCCTTCACGCCCGAAAGCTGAATCTTCTTCTGGTCGTACTCTTCAGTACTGTCTAATATTGAAACTCCAAAGTTAGACTTAATACTCTTCCAATCAGCGAAACGTTGCAGCATAGCCGCAGTGCCTCGGTCATCTTCAAGTATGTTATGCAAACCTTCTATCCTGATTACATCAGTGTTAGCTTCCTGCACCATCTGGGCCGCAGCCGAGGAGGTTGTGTGGAAGTTATCTATCTGGTTCATCAAAGGTATAAGTACTGAATCACTATACCACAAGTTACGTTGTCGCTCGTAGATAGGTAGTTCAGTACCTTCAAAGCGTATCAAACGATCTTTGTGTATAGGTGTAGAGGGATTGTTTACGAAGTGGTATGCTTCGGGTAAGCCAAAGTCCGGAGACATGTTTTCGAGATTAATAACTCCTGTGGCAACTATACGTGTACGGTCTACCACCCACATATTCTTGATGCACCCGGGCTTTAAGTTCTTCCAGTTAACTGGCTTATCAGTTGCCCGGCCATCATTTATATCTAGGACAATAAAACTTGTACCGTATAATCTTGCCCACTTGTGAGCATCACGGAATAGTTTATCTATCTTAAACAATTCATCAGCTTCTTGAGCTTCAGAACTACCTAACTTTCGCCACTCTCTTGTCAAGTCCTGCGGAACAATCTGGCAAACCTTTTGGCTCAACCAGTCTTCCCGATACCTTACGGACAAGGCAACGTGATCGAAATTACGACCTGAGTGATTCCACTCATTAAACATTGCCTTGTCTTTTGCAGTACCTAAACCCGTTGCCAGATTTGATAGACCGTCTAAGAGGGACATTGGTTTAGCTTCATCGCTAATTTTAATGTCACTCATTATGACTCCTTATTTATGGTGCAGACCAAATGATATTATCAACTGGCCCTACTGAAGCATCAGCTTTAACTATGAAAAACCTGCTGACCTGGGTTGTGGGAGGTGAGCTTAACATTGCCCAAGATAAGTCTGACCTTACCTCTACTCCAAACCCGCCAGTAGTCTCAGTTGTAAATACAGCTTGATCACCTGCAACTGGTGTGACGCCAGTGTACTGCGTAGCTATCTCAGATGCTACAGGTGTCGTTACATCTACAAAGTCGTAACCAGTACTTGGTAGGTATGGTATCACTTCAGATTCTAGGTTATCTGATCCAGAAGTGATGCTAAACTTATACCCAACAGTGCTGTATAAGCTTCCTGAGTCAGTCGGTACAGACCAAGATATCGTATAAGGGTTTGAGCCTTCTACAGATACAGGGGCAATACCAGTCAGCCCTAAGAAGTTACCTACTGTATTACTTGTTGTAGGCGCTTCTGTCAGATCACTTACAATAAAGCTGAAAGTTTCTGAAGACCTTATCGAGCTAGGTTGACTAACAAGAGCTGGGTCTGGTTCTGGTTCTGGTTCTGGATCAGGGCCAGGGTCAGGTTCTCCCAAATCCTCAACACTGAATGTACCTTCTAGCCAAGTACCTGCACTTACGTCCCATATCTTGTACGGGTTATTTGTGATATCTTGTGCAGGACTTACTAGGATTGTACCATCAGTACGGAGTGTGATGGCGCTATCTGACTCTATCGCTATCCAATCACCTGCTACTAGAGTCACACCTAGATCGCTCTGAGTGTACTCTTGGAAGCTTTCTGTGGTATCTGCGTCTAGTACTGTACCATCGTACACCACGTACTCCCAACCTGCAGGAGCGGTTACTGTTACATTTTCTAATGTAGCGGTACCATCTGGTGTTACTACTTCTACAGTGTGAGTTGTATCCCACTCTACGTCTAAGTCATCAGGCACGTTTACCGTGATGGTCTCTTCTGGATCAGGTATAACAGTTTGACTAATTGCAAACATACCTACACCAGAAATAGTAGTGCCGCTAGTATCAAACGTAGTATCACCAACTGCACCCGCTGTGCTCTGATCTTTTACTGCTATGACTGCAGACTGGCCCCCTGTAGCTTGTGACTCTATATTAAAGCCATTGCTAAAGTTACTGTACGTTAGGTTAGAGTTATCTGAAACCCCAAACGCAAAAACTTTAGTACTATCTACTGTGGCTTCTACTGATCCAATAGTAGTTGTAGTACTTCCTGTGGGGTTGTAGTTTAGGGTAGGCAATACATCAAAGCCTAATCCACTACCTTTAATCAGACAAAATGATACTACCCATCTGTCATTACCAGACACACCAAATGTGTATGTATCTGGCTCACTAGCTGTTGCAGTCTTGTACAGTGTTGTTACAGTAGAACTTCCTGCTTGGACTGTGCCTGTTGTAGAAAAAGACAGTATATCAGTAGGGCTGTTAGTAGAACCATTCAAACCTAGAAGACAAACAATTAAGTCACCTTCTTCTATTGTAAGTCCGTGAGTTATGCTTGGTGAGCCACCTCCACTTACTGCTGTCTCAATTTGAGTTGAGGCTATAACAGAGCCGCCACCCGAAGAGTTGCTTTCAAAGGCAACAGCAGTGAACGCTTCTATACTATTAGTGAGTAGTCCCAATTCTGTTTGAGTTGCCGTATAGCCAGAATTGTAGCTTGCATCAACAAGCCCTTGTGTTACTCCTGTGTAAGAACCAGTAGTAGCGTTTGATACTGTTGAAAATAAGCATAGATCACCTACAGCCGCCAAAGATAGATCAACATATCGAGTTGTACTTCCACCCTGATCCCCTGTTAAGACATCACTAGACGTCTTTGTATCTACGGGCGCTTGCTGTTTTAATCCAGTGCAATAAAGCAACGTAACTCTTGCGCCACTTGAACCTGCGCTAACTGTGTAGCTTCCTGCTGCGGGTAAGTCTGCCGCAAGGATATAACCGATTGATGAAGCATTTGATCCGTCGATATCAGAACCAACGATATTCATAGCAACGCCACCGAATGTGGCTGTCTCTATCGTTGGCGGGTTTCTTACCTGAGAAAACAGCGCGACTACCATTCCGTCAGCCGAGTCACCGATAGTTAACGAAACGGAACCCGCTCCTGAGTTAGTATTTACAACTTGCATTTAAAAATCCTCGCTACGCGAACTAGGTGATATAAAAGGTCTGCCACCTAAGTCTAAAGTGTTAGGCGTTTCAACTGTGGCAATAATGTCTTGAGTCCAAAGTTCGGTATCTTGAGCAGGTTTACCGTTCCAGTAGTTGCCGAACACAAGACTATCTATACCTTTATCCAAAGCAAGCGGCATTGTATTTATTGAGTACTCTCCTGCATAATCTTCTCCTACCCATGCTCTTACAAAACCATTTGTCGGATGGAAATAAATCTGGAATTGGATCGCAGACCATTGCCCGAGGGGTATTGTTTTAGGTGAAGGGAACACAGCCAAACTACCGCCGCCGAAACCTTCTAAGGTAGCCTTTGAAAGTATGGGGCCAGTCGAACACGAATCAGCAGTAAAGTTACTCAACTGCAATGTGAATCTGCCAGCATCAGCATCTGTGCCTTCCCTCCCAAAGCCAATTCTCAGCCATTTAGTATCTCCGTAACCGTCTGAGCCAGATTGATAACCAGCACAAAAGTTATTAGGAAGATATTGATAAGACCTTAGCCACAAATTACTACCCTCAACAATAGTGGGCAGCGTAGGCAGGTTAAGTCTTCCTCCGAAGATGTTGCCTGTAGTTAGCGGCGTAAATTTAAGTGAAGACGTTTGTGGTGCAAGTGCCTTTTCAGTTGAGTAGAACCTGCGACTATCAGTAGAGCTTGCAAATTCTGTTGTACCTGTGTCGCCATCAGTTCCGTTAAAGTTTAAGTTAAGAAAGGGGTTGTATTGCACAGACGTATTAACCGGAACTACCTCATCCAGTTTTATACTGTGAAACTCAATGTAAATATCTTGAGTAGGTGAACCGTTTTGCCATACATGGCCCAACTCATGTGAGGTAAAGTAGCTGTCACCCACTTGACCTACTTGTACATTATCTAGTTGCATGTACAACTGATCGTCTACAAATAACTTATAGCTACCGTCAGACTGTCCTAAAGTACCCGCATCAATCTCCCACTTAACTGTGTACCATTGATCAAGGTTAGGTACCCAAGCAGCATCATTACCACCCACACCAAACCCGTTGTTTAGGTCGTCAGAAATATTGTAATCATCTTCTACTGTTTGAACTGCACGAACATTTTGCTCATTTAAGTTTTCATTAGCCGGGGCTAGTTTCGTGATAAATGCTTCGCCGCTACTGTCGAATTTAGGACAGTTAGTAGAAATGCCTGAACCTTTGTTCTTACAAAATTTAAGCTGATCTGAACCCCATTCCCAATTCGCAGAAAAGCGAACTCTTGAAGATAAAGAAAAGTGTTTAGTCGCTGAGTGCTGCAAGAACATCGTTTGATTACCAAAGGTGTACTTATCACCCCCAGCAAAGTAGGTATCTCGTAACACTTGAACAGTTCCGAATAAGGGATCGCTTGCAGTCTCAACTGTAATGTTTGAACCGCCTATACCGCTACCTGCACCGTTGGCAGGATTAGCAAAGAAGTTTAGAGCGCCATCACCGCTGCCAGTATTTATAGGTAGCCCATTTTCAAAACCAAGCGTAAAGACGTTATTACTCTCGGGTAGATCACTAAACTTTGTTTGACTAATACGAATATCATCCAGCAACCAATAGGTATCCTCTGTGTAGGGATCATTCGCCCAACCCATAAAGTACCCGGCTCGATAACCTGCGCCATCGGAATACTGATTTGTCATTCCTGTGTATTCATGAATAAGCTCGAAACTTTCACTTTCCCAGCGCCGGAATAAACGGTACTCACCGTCATTCGCACTAGAAGAACTGGCTGATTTGAACTGAACTGCAACCTCCATCCATCGACCACGATCCGCAGGAACAGAAATAAACGGCGTAGACAACTCTTCACCGGAGATTACGCCACCGTCTTGAACAACGATGTTGGCTCCACCTGAACCATTAGGCCGTGTTTGGATCGTCACCGTACCCGCAGCATCGTAAACGTCTTGCCAAATAGATAAGAACTTGTTGTTTAGATCGCCGTGAGTGTAGTTGACAGGTACGCGAATCCAGTATTTCATCCATACTTCAGGCATTGCATCAAACGTAAAGCGATGCTCTGCCATATTCACGTTGGCTGCATAATCAAACAGAATCGAATAATCCCCTTGTTTAGCAGTCCAATCTTGATCATTACGGTTAATTACAGAAGGGATCTCCATCTGAGCATTGCCATTCTTCTGCGTGACTAGGCCAGTGCGATTGTAGCTGTATGCTAGGTTTATGTCATTTACTACTGCTGAAGACGCACTAAAGTCTGCGCCTTCAAAAGTATCTTGGAATACAAACACATCGACAGGCAAGCTCCCAGCAAGCCTACCATCTAGGTTGCCCGCACTTCGGAACATTCTAAAATTAACCATAATACACCTATACTATTGGAAGCGACTTGCCGCTTATTGTTACGCTAGTAGCACTCGCAATGTTAGTACCAGTGATCACCACGTTATTCTGACCTATTTGAACAGCGTTGTCACCGTCAATGTTGGTGATGCTTGGGCCTGTTGGCTCTACTACTGAGGCGTACTCAATAATGAATCCAGTAATGCGCCCGTAAATTGACGTAGCAACTAAATCTACAATTAGTTCGCCCGAGCTGCTTGTCGTGCTTGAAATAACTATGGGAGGGTTTGGCGCCGTATCAGGCGCATCATTATCATAAGTTTCTGTTACACCGTTAACAGTGAAAGCAGTGTCTCTTGATGCTTGGCCTTTTTGATACGCCATTGTCTCAAAAGTAATCGCCGTGTCTGCTGGTAATCCTGTTAATCTTAGGCGAGGTGCAACTGACGCAGAAAACGAGTTATAACGCTCGATCTCTCCTTTTGTCCAATCACCGAGAGCCACACCATCGACTACGTTATTATTTACACCAGTCGGGGTAAGTGGGTCATTGTCTACAAACAGCGATACGCCAGTTGGAGAATCCGTGTCATCTAACAGATCCCCCTTAACTAAACCAACTGCACCAATGCCAAAAATATCATCGTTAGCGAGCCAAGGGCCAGTGGCATTACTATTACCATTGCCTGTCCCACCAAAGTTTACATAAACCTTAGTCATTAAGTATTCTCCTGAAAGCTGGCATCTACAACAGTCGCAGTTAATGTTTGTCCAAACGAACTACTAGGTGCTGCCAATTCGTAATTAAAGCTATCATTGTAGGCTGTGGGCCTAAAAGTCGCTTCATTGTCGTTTGAAATTAGAAAGTTTCCGTCATCAAAAACGGTTATATCTCGTAAGTTAGCAGTGAATTTGTCATGCTTAACTTGCGCGCCTATTTGCTGATACTGCGCATCAGAACGGAGTAAGCTGGTATTTGCGTAAGAGGGACTAGCGATAGCTACCGTTGCTTGCTCAGAAGTGTCGATTATCTCAGCATTAAAATTAAAATCGTGCTGAGAAGGCGTAGTAAACGAACCCGCAACTACACCGTTATCATTATCTAGTACAGCAAATCCTGCACCTGAGCCTCTTGCGATATAGAAAGAAACATCTTTCTTAAACCCAACCCAGTAGTACTTACCTTGATCTAAAGACAAGTCTACTGGAAGTGTACGATCTGTGTAGTCAGTTTTAACTAAAGTCAGCTCATAATTCTCAAAATCAATTGCTTCTTTTAAAGATGCACTTGCTAAGTCATCTACTGTATTTTCATACAAGTGGAGAGTGAATAACCCTACGGTTCTTAGCAGTGTGTTAAACGAGCGAATCTTATGAGTATCTAGAGTTGCTTGAAAAGAGTTAGGGAAAACAAAAGTTCCAGCATTCCTATAAGTGGCTGATGCTCCTGAATCTCCTCCTAGTATTTGGATAGTCATATGTTTCCTCCCATGATTGGTACGCCGGTTTGTGACAATGCCCGACCATCAGCGTCCATCACATAGAGATAAAGGTTAGTGTCTTTATCATGAGGTACACGTAAAGTTGCTGTAATTGAAGTGCTTGACCAGCTTTGAGTGCCACAAGTCGAAGTGTAACGACACTTAGATAGTTCACTGTGATCACCGATGACTACACGGCTTGGAATATCAGCAACATACAGTTCGGAATAGAGAATCTGTAGCTCATTATAAACATCAATCCAACCTGCAAAATTTATACGTTTCCAAGAAGTGTCCGTGTTATTTGGATCAAACACTGTACCACTAAACTCCTGGTGTTTACGGCCCTGATTCGGTGACGTTAGGTTCAATACTCCATATCCATTTGGCCCATTTAGTGCCGCAGGATCAGGTCTTATAAATGTCTCGACTGTTGACCAATCACCAAACGTAGCAAATAGCCCAAGGTCTTCTGATACAGCACTCATCTGGTGCGAGTTACCACCCACTTGTAACGCTTGTTTTTGCCCATGTGTCGGAATGCAAAGGTTTGAATTTGCACCTGATGCAATATCGTCAGGATTCGCACCAATCCATATCATTTTCCACGCTGAATCTCTCGGCACCACAAAATCTTCACCTTGCTCGTTCGGCCAACCACTGCCTCCTGGCCACTTGTTATTATTCTTGTATTTGAAAGCTGCAAATGCTGTGGTTATATCTGGTAAATTCCAGCGCAAGTATGATAGACTGCCATCTTTAGCTGCATAAAAAGACCTTGATGCACCTACACCTTCATCGACAACAAAGGAATTAGACGGAACGGCTGCACCAAGCTGGCCCCCGTTCGAGGGTTGTGGATCCATCAGTTGACCGATAGTGTCATCCTCACCTGTCCAGTCCAAATAAACAGTAGGCGCAACACCAAAATCTAAAGTAGAGGTACTGATTGTAATTGTATCTCGATCTGCGGTCGCACCTGTTACTTGGATATCAGGTAATGTGGATTCACCTTGTGGCTCTCTTGAATCTATACCTAGAGTAGAAGGAGCTAAGTAGAAAGTGTCGTTTTCAACTGGATCAACAGGATCAACACTCAAAGCAAACCTACCATCTAGGTTACCATTCAACCTAAACATATTAAAATTAAAAGTCATTCTCTGCCCCTAGTTCGTAGGTTTGTTACTTAAGGTTTATCACCAGATGGATAGTCGAAATCATGACTACCATCACTGTTTACTGCATAGCTGGCTAGGTCGATACCTATACCTTCGGGTGCCCCCGTATCTGCCAGCACTACAGTGAGTGCAGCAGATGTAAATTCAAGATCAAGTGTCAGTTGCATAGCACTACACCAAGTCTGTAGAGGTAATTCTTGCAGTACCCTTTTCAGCTTTGGCCCACAAGCCTACACCTGTAATAGTTGGCATAATGGCCGGGTTGTTGTGTTCTAAACGATACGCATCTGTGTCGCTAGATGGAGCACTGCCACTGTACTTAAGCAGCACGTGGGCCTTGCAAGACAATCTTTGTAGCACAGCACCAGTAGTAGATAGTTGTACCCAAGTTTCTGTTAATTTCATAATAATCTCTAGGTTGAAAGCTGCCACATGCATAAGCAGAGGTGGCAGTTTATTAAGTTTAACCTATAAGAACAACCTTATAAGTTGTATTTGCAATACCGCCCAACACAACTGAAGCAGAGCTGGCGTCTGAGAACTCGATAGAAGGAACTGTCTCACCTTCACCTACAGTAGACCAGGCTTGTGCAATAAAATCAGAAGTAGCTAGGTCGTGTACGATAGTTACGAAACCACTTGAATCAGTAGTCACAGTAGCTATAAACTTGTCAGTCTTAGCATTAACTTTAGCTGCTAAAGCAGTTTCAAGCTTAGGTTCATCAATAGTACCTTGACCGATAATAACTGCTGAAGCTAGTTCAAAGCCAATAGGGTCTGTACCGATAGTAGGATCATCAGGTGTAGCTACGTAGAACTGAGCACCTGCAATAGAGCCGCCGTACTTGACCTGCATGATAGCATTCTTCTGTACTTCTGCTGGTTGATCAAAGTAGTCTGCACGACTTAAGTAGCCTGTAGCCGTATCACGGACATACACACCTGCGTCTGCATCACCTGAAGGGCCGTAGCTTACCAAGATTTTAAGATCCTGAACTGCAGTAGATAGATCACTTACAGATGTAGATACTAAAGCACCTGTCTGTGGATCATATACGTTGTACTTAGCTTCATCAAACTCTTCGGTACCTGCCAGTTGTCCACTTGTTAGAGCAAACTCTAAGCCAGAGTGGAAGTAGTCTACTGCTGGCATACGTGATGATAAGTCACCTTGAATAAGTCCTAGTGCAACGTCCAGATCGCTGATAGCTTTCTCAACATCGTCACCGCTAGTAACGTTGTCACCTGATGTGGTCACACCGTTACCTGCCGAAACTCCTAGAGTCAACTCTAAAGCTGCTACGTCTGATGCACGTGCTGCTGCTTCCTCAACTACACTAGCCTCTGCTGCATTCATCTCTGTTTCTAGGGTAGCAATCTTTCCGTACTCTGTCGCTGCAGTAGTTTGGTTAGAAGATATTACACTTGCTAAGCTATCGATCTCACCAGCAGCAGACTCTAGTGCGCTTTGCACATTACCCGGGTTGCCTGTCAGGTTAGCCTGGGAGTTGCTGAAAGTGTTATTAGAGGCTATCTTAGCCAAATCACGCTGTTCTTCTACATATGTTTTAATTACAGATGAAGGGAACACTTTGGTAGATGCTGCTGCGGCAGTGGTGTTGGCGAAATCGATTGCCAGCTTGTCATTGTCGAAGATTAAACCTGCTGGGGTAGATCCTGAACCGTAAGTAACTTGTGAGTCTGCTGAAGATGGCGTACCGTTACCGTTATCATCCTGCTCTGAAGACGATGTAACGAAGTCACTGTCAACTGCTTGGTAGTTAGGGATAAGGTTGTTATAATCTTCTGAAATAGTTGTAAGGTCAACAGTAGTAAGTACTGCAAGCCAGTTACCTGTGCTTTCGCCTACTGAGCCATTGTTGTGTACATTGTCTGTGTCGCGTTTAGCAATCATTGCCCAAACACCACCACCATTGACTTTGTAGTACACGTTGTAGTTGCCGCCTACATCTAGGTCTAGTGACGTACCTGCATACGTCAAGCTGCCTTTGAATGAGGCTAGAGTATATTCACCGTCTAGTGAAGAGTGGGTTGTCCCTGATAATGTTAACGAACCATAGTTTGTACCGCTTACTGCTAGGTCAACTGCTATAGAGCTTCCAGTAACTTCTACACCTGCACCACCAGAAACATTATCTTGTTTCAAAGCTAACTGAGTACTCTGTTGGCTTAAGGTTACGGGTGATTGCGGTGCTACTGCATCTGGCAAATTTTCTATAACACTTAAACCTAAGTAGTCTTGAGAGCTTACTACAGGTTGAGTTCGGTTTGTCTGGGTCATTTAAAAATCCTTATCTAATTATTATCTTGAGGTTAACAGCTCCATTTGAATGAAGCTCTAGGGTTGTCTCGTTTACTTCTTGTATAACGGGATAAACAATTAAGCCTTCTGGGTTGAAACAAGTTATCTCAGGGTTAGACCCTCTTCCATGAGTTATAGTGATAGGTGCTATTTCTCCCACTATGTCGTATACTTCAGGAGTATTCCTTTCAGTTATAACTTCATGTACTTCAGATAGAACCAACCCTTCTGGAAAGTTTGACCAAGTTGCTATCTGGTCACTTTCTCCTGTGCTTATTAAAACTTGTCCCGGCACTCCTCCTTCAGGCAGAGTACCAGTGTCACCTTTTGGCCCGGGTGGGCCTTCAGAAATTACTTCAATAACTTCTACAGGTTTTTGAATAACCTCAACAATCTCTACAGGCGTATCAATTACCTCAACTACCTCAACACTATCGTCCATTAGGAAACATTCTCCTTAATCATGTGGAGACTGCCTCTGAACTTAGTAAACTTATCTCCACTAAGCCCTGTTGGGTAGAATACTACTTCATATTTAACTCTTCGGATATCTAGGTCAGCAGTGTCATTAGGTTCAAAGATTACGTCGAACCTACCTGTGAAGGTACTTTGATCCAGAATTACAGCATCTCTGGTCAAAGTACCTTCAGCGCACTCAAACACTATAGTGTAGCCTGTTATATCCACTGGCAAAGTATCTTCACCAGCCTTGTACAAGAAGCTTTTAGTTAGGTTATCACCTTGATATATTTCAAAATCATACTCTATCATTGCAGAACAAGACATGTTAAATACCTTTTATTGATGACCAGCCATTATCCTTATAAAAGTAGTGGTCAGGGCCAGATTCGAGAACTACTGTACAAGGCTTCTCAGAGGTAAAAGAAGCAACAGTTACTTTGCCCTCCTTCCGTACCATGTACACTGTGTGATTATCTTTTGATCGTGGATCGATCCTTGTTTTAAGCATTCTAGCTCCATGACTCGTAGGACATCTGTGCCTGAGCAAAGGCAATAGCCACTGCATCTGATACATTGTCAGCGAAGTCATCATGGCCAGTAGCCGATCCTAATTCACTTTGACCTAAAAGTTCTCTAAGTATATGATTATAATGTTCATGACCTCTCGGTAATACGATCTCACCTCGTTTGAAGTAAGGTATCGTGTTAAGGAATCTTGAAAACTTATCGTTGTTTGCTGTACCATCACGAGGCACTGGGCGAACATTGACAGTTCCATCCTTCAGGAATTGTTGGTTTAGGTACAAGCCTGATTGCTTGTCCTCGATATAGAATGCACGTGGCTTCCATGAGGGTCTGTGTATGTTGTAGACATTATGCTTGCGCCAGAAGTTTCTCATCTCTGGTTCCAGGTCTGGGATCTCCCATTTACCTAAATGCACATCCATAAGTACAAGCTTCTTACATCTAGTCACACCCCATAAACAGGCCACTGACCAATCTGAATAAGATTCGGTGGTCGAGGCAGTATCCGCTGTCATGAACGTGTAACGTATTTGGAACTCATCGATGTCCTCATACGTTCGTATCATGTCCATGCTAACAGCAGCTTTGCCCTTGCCTATTGGCTTACCCATATATTGGGAGTAGAATGTATAGGCATCTTTCTCGCACAGCCCGAGCAGGGTATCCGCAGTCTTACGAACTTTCCAGAAGGAGGAAACCAGTTGTTCCTTACCTTCAAAGGTTTTCATTTCGTAAGTGCGATACTCTGACTCGGGTAGTTCATAGAGTATTGGCTCTACATGACTGTAGCCAAACTCTTCTATCTGTGCGTCATACCATTCTTTAGAGCCCGTTTCAGGTGTCACAATACCGGGTATGTTTAACCACTTGTATGTGTCACTCGAACCACCTTTCATTAAATAACCGCATAAGTCATCAGCGTGTAACCGTTGCATAATTATAGCTAACGGGGTCGTCTCAGTCGCTAAGCGTGACAGGAGTGTATTGCTGAATCGGTTATTTATCTTATCGCGCTCTGTCGGGCTATTAGCATCATCGGGTTTGATAACATCGTCTATCGCCATCAAACCTGCAAAGCCTTCAACCAGAGCACCGCAACCCTTACCAGTCATCTTACCTGTGGTAGGTATTGCATGCAGAACCCCAGCCGACATGGTTCCAAGCCGTTCAATCGATTTCTTGTTCATATCGATTACGACATCAGGGAACACCTTTTGGAAGTCGGGATCACTCATGATTGTTCGTATGTAGCCAGAACACTCGGCTAGTACGTCAGAGTTAAATCCGGTCAATATGGTTTGACCGCTGGGGTTACGTACCCACGCGAAAAGAGGAAGGAATATAGAAATAATCAGCGTCTTCCCGGCGCGTGGTGGAATGTTAATGATCATGCGAGTACAGGTTTGATCGATTAACATTTGGATCACGTTGAACAGTATTACATAGTAGTCCACGTGCATCAGCTTTTGACCAGTCATGATCTTAAAGCAGAATTTACTAAAGTCTTCAAAGTTGTTTTCAAGATGTTCGCGGAGTACTGCTACTTCATCATCGGACATCTTCTGGATCTTACTCATGAGTTAAGAAACGCTTCGAGCAAATCCTTAGCGTCCTCTTTACTGGCAAGTACCATGGTATTCTTTGCAGACATAGGTTGCCCTTTGCCCTCTGCAATTAGGCGAGAGATTTCTTTAGATAGCTCTATAACCATCTTGGGGTCGGCTGGAATAGGAATGATCTCACCATCCATTTCCATTTCACCGCCAAAGGCTTGCTCTTGTAGCTCAGCCATTTTCAAAATCCGTTCCGCGATGTGCAAGCCTTTTTCCTGCATTTCTTGTGCAAGCAGCTCGTGGTAGCGTTGACGGATCTCGGGATTGTTCTTTACAACTGCCCTTAAGGACATTGCGTTGTGATCGACCGTATCAAAGCGGGAAGCTTTCGCGAGGTCGCCGCGTGTCTGTAGCATCGCCTGAGCGATTAGTTCAAACTCGTGTGAGATTGCTATCTCGGTCATGGGCTTCTCCTAATGTATGTAAAGCCCTTCCTAGTCCTCTCCCTTTGGTTGCGGGGTAGTAACGGACTATGCCTAAACGTTAAGTTTTCTGGCATTTTTCGGAAGGGCTTACCATTAGCGTGTAATCTGCGTACATTTACAGGAAAAACCTCGTAAGTCCTTGTAAACTAACGGGTTTCCAGTCGCCCATTTCTGGCGGGTAAGGTAACACAATATCGTACTCAGATTCCCAGAACATCTTCAAACACATCAGATAATTCATATCATAAAGCTTGACAAACTCTTCCACTATAATGTCGTAAAGAATATGAGTGTAGTTAGCGTGAGTCGCAAAGCTGTCGTGAATGAATATCATCGGTAGTCCCAGTTCTCTCAACCGTCTAGCCACCATACGTAAATGTGTAGCGTCTAGGCTGTGGATAACATTGGGCGCAATCGCTGATTTATGCTTGGCCGAGTTGGGTGTGTTGTTGTCAAAATCCTTAATGTCTAGGTCAAATCTCGACCCATCACTAAGCGTACACGTTATATCGACCTTCTCACCCTTGATTTTCCTCTGCATACAGTGGAATCCATCAGGTGTCACCCAGCGAATATTGGCATTTCCCTTACTCGCTATGGCGTGGGCCGAGTTGCTTACCCAGTCTACAGCGCCTTGTAAGGGGCCGAGTGTTTTCTGCATGCCATTGTATAGGTCTACACCCAAACGGCTCGCAGTGCCACGATCTATCCCCTTCCCGTAGCGGATATAGCACCCCTGATCCTTGTCCCAACGCTGTTCGGCGCCAAACAACTTATCCATGTGTTCCATGGCAGTCATCCGAGTGGCGTTATAGCCCCAGGTCATTACCGGGATCTTTGCAGCTTTCCGGGTGGCGTACTGGTGATCCCGGGTGGGCAAGGTTTGCTTCCAATCGTCAGCTACCTTCTCATATATGTCTAGCTCTGCTTCTTCCTTGTGCATGCCGAGGTGACGAGTGATCGCATTACTGCGTATAACAGCAGACCAATGTTGCAAGCCACTACAACGTCCATCCAAGGGTGGGAACGAAGGTAAGGGAACGCTAGGGTCAAGCCAATAAGCACGTATAAGGTAAGCAGTAGCCATATAGGAGTAGGGCTTGTCAGCTTGCATCCAAGTTTCTTTGTACTTCTCAGGGTCGTTAGCATGTTTTGCCATCTCCAATGGTGACCAGTTCATCTCTGAATACCCATGAGCGGATTCGATCAGAGCCTTGTAGCCTTGTTTAGTTAGTGGTTCAGCATAAGTCGGAATGACTACAGCTTTTTCATGGTCGGCGCCTTGATACGTAAATCCACAAGTGGTGTCAGTATAATGACGCGCCCTGCTATCTGAGAATATGGGAAATCTAAACTTCTCATCCTGCAGTATACGGGCTGAGTTTGTACTTCTATCAAACATGTACATGTCTTTAAGCTTCTTAAACTCAGGTGGGTACTTTTCCACTAAGTCTTTGATAAACTTATTAATTTCAAACTCTTGGTTAGCCATATTTGTAGTTATGGATAGTACCCGTTTGTTATTAGGGCTGCTGTCACCGTTACGAATAACGATACCCGGCATCTTCTCGTCTTCCAGCTTGGGGTAAGAAATCGCAGTGTGATCTGCACGTTCTATATCCAGCTTAAGGTTTAGAAACTTCTTAGTAGGTACAACGATACGCTCGTCCATACCTCTTTCAAAGTGAACATAGCCTGCTAGTTCCATCTCTCCCATAAATCGTAGTGCTACATTCTTAGGGTCAGAAGACTCGAGCATTTTGGCTGCGAGTTTTGGCACTACTGAGTGCAGTGCCGTGTCGAAGTGTAGAGGTAACGTGTACAGGCAATGCATGTAAGCACGAGTCCACCTGTCGTTACGCTCTGAGTCCCAACGTCTACGAGGATAGCCCTCTGGCATTGTGAACCCTTTAGCTTTTACTGGTATGGGCAACATAATGCCGCCATCTAATTCAATCATGTTACCCTCCTGTTACATTTGAGCTTTGATCTGCTTTATCACTTCGTCCATATTTTGCTCAACCATCTTACGATCATAGTGCGGCCTAAGCATGCCTACTAAGTATCGATCCCTTTTGTGGTCAATCAGGTAGTCATTTACCCTGCCAAGTACCTTCTTAGAGACTAATATGCCTTGATCAGTGAGGTAGAGTTGGACGTTATCTCCCAACTCATTGAACATGACATTACGAATGGTGTCGATATTAAACATCAGCCTCTTCCTTATCGTGTCTCAATTCGCCCACTTTTGGTAAGCGTAGTTTCCCTTTGCTGGATTCTTCTAGTGCGTACACTTGGAAGATCTTACCAACTGGATTAACTAACTCGGCAGATGGACTCTTCTTCTTGACACAATACTTTGCAGCTATAAACATCTCTTCTGCGTGTTGGTGTGTCCAACCTTTACCAAGCATACACTTGATAGTTTCACCATCCTTCCATCTGAAAAGTAAGTTAGCAACTTTACCCTCATACTTGCCAGTGCCTTCTTCATAACCAATACAGCGTAGATCATAATCTGAACCACGAACCATCTTCATAGCTCGGTAGCCTTTGTGTCCTGCTACCCAGTCAGAATGTAGGTCACGGATTACGATACCTTCTTCACCCTGTTTAATCAGTTCGTCACGTATGTGCTCTATTTGCTGAAGATTCTTAGCGATTGTTACCGGGCAAATCTTTAAGTACTCAGTAGCAACCGGGTACAGGCGCTCGGCCAGGTTGTTGAATCTGCGGCTGAACGGAGTCTGACTGGCGCCTTCTATGAATGACTCAATACTAATCAGGTCGAAGAAGTGCATTTCAAGATACTTGGCAATTACAGTACCTTCGTGATCAAGTGCCTTAGTACGGTTAGGGTTGACAACACCTGACAGTTCCTCTAATGATGCCACAGACTTAGGAACCAACATTTCACCTAAGTAGATACCGTCACGCAACTCAGCAAGTGCAATGCGCTCTCTAAGAATACCAGTGTTAGCAAATCGCTTGCCAGTACGAGAGTATATAGCTACGTAACCTTGCTTAACAATAGTGATGGCACATACACCATCACGCTTCATTTGAACAGCAAAAGTCTTACCCTGCTTGTTCTTATCGGTAACATCGTCCCAGTGTTTAACCAGTTGTGTAACCTTGTTCGAGTTCTTACGGTGATCCGCAGGAAGATTTAAGTATTCAAATATGTTCATTCTTCAACCTCGTAGTAGTGGTAAGTAGTTATTTGCTTAACTTCAACTGTACCGTCAGTATGAAACACTGCATTACCAGTCCAATCTCCATGTGTACACCATACTTTAGCTGTTTTTGTACCATCTTTATGCTCTTTAAGATCATGTACACTAAAGTTTGTTGGCATATCAGAATGTTTAAAATAGCATGAGATATTCTTCATCGGGTTCTCCTAGTGAACAGTGGGTTTGTCTGCATTCTTTATAAGCATTTGCAGGATTTCTACAGTAGCCATGAATACCTCGCACGATGCGCCAACACCTGCGAGGAATTCTGCTTCACTGAGTCCTTGGCCAGCTAACTGATCGACGACTTCTGTTGCCATAGTCTTAGCCAGTTCTAGTACTTCAGTAGGGTCAGCCATTAACTTACTCCGTTAGCAATAAGTGGACGTATAAGACCTGCACCAGCTTTCTTAGAGCGGATATTGTAACGGTCACGATACTCAAGGTTGTAGTACTCGTTGATGTACGTGTAGTACTGCAGAGCTGTGTTGCGGTTCTTGTACAGTGCCTCTTGCTTCACCAATGGATCACCAGTCACGCTACAGAACAAGCCTTCACCAGCTAGATCGATACACTTGTAACGGTTAACATACAGTGCAGTACGCATGTATACTTGATACAATGTGTCGTAGATGTCACCGATGTTGTACTCTTCCATTTCTTCAAAGGCAGATACGTCACCTTCAGCACAACGAATCCATAGTGACATGCCATCATGCTTGACCTTCTCAGTGCCAGCAAGCTTCTGTGACAAGTAATCAAGCTTCTTGCTGTTACCATTTAGGCCATGCAGTGTGCGGAATGTGCAATAGACATAGTACTTAGAAGGTTGCTTCCAGCCTAGATCCATGAAACGCCCCTCGATCCAGCCTCGATCAAATGCTGCGTTGTGTGCAACTATGATGTCAGACTGGTCGAGTACGTCCCACAACTTGCGGAGTACATACGTATCATCTAATGGATCCTTCTTGAACGCACTTTTACGGTGATGATTACTTACAGACTTAACGCCATCTTCACCGTAGTAATACAGGTCGTGCCATGTTCCCCAAGCTGCGGTTAACAATTTAGTCTGGCTACCTTCTTTCAATTGATCGATGTTGATACGCTGCATGCCAGTGCGGAATGTGTACGCTTCAACCAATGAGGTTTCGATGTCGAGGAACGTGGTCTTCTTCATTACGTTTACAACATGCGCCCGGTCTGTGTTCGGAATGAACTCAGGCATCTCAATATTTGTAGTCATATTACTTTCTCTTACGTTTGACAGGCTTCTGCTTGCCAGTTTTAAGATCAAACGTGGGGTGTATAATACCTGAAGGGTTCTTCTCGTGATATTCCCAGTATTTGACCAAGTTCTTAAGCCACTGTATTTTGTCAGTGTAGCCTAAGTTGGTTTTCGGGGTCATGTATAAGATCCCCGCTTTTACCTTGCCTTCGCTCATATTGCATGAGTCGCAGAGGGTAGAGCGTGTATGCCCGGTGGAGTGGCAATGATCGAGAGTGATCTTGCCCGAGAGAGTGCCTTTACAAATAGGACACTTATATTTTTGTTGGATAGCTTTGGCTCGTCGGTGGTTAGAAACATCAGCCGTAGACTTCAGTTGCTTTATTACCTTAGCCATGAAGGATTACTCCCTCTATAAGATCAAACCATTCATCGCGGCCATCGTAAGTCCAACGTTTGATATGATTATCATCTTGCTCCCTTACCATCCAGAGTAGATTAGCCTGGGTTTCTAATTGCTCTTGCCAATCTTCGCCATGAAGCTCTTTATAGCAATTAATGACAACAGATAGCGGATCTTCAGCGTTCTGTAAAAGTTTGAGAGCCGCTTTGCTACCGATTCCTTGGCGCCTGATATAATCTTGGCCAGCTTTTGCACCAGACTTGTAGGTAGCAGGAACACGCTTGCCACAACCAACGATATTGTCAGTGCTATCACCAACAAGGCACTGATAGTAAAAGCCAACCATACCAGTGAAATACACCTTCTTGCCACGATCTTCAAGTTCGCCTTCATAAGTTACTTCCTTCACCTTCATGGTGTCATCGTCAAGGTGTTTGCCCGGTATTTGTCTAAGATCTTTATCTAGACTCCACAACACTGTGTCGTCATCCATATAAATCCCAAGCAAATCATCGGCTTCTAAACCTTTGTGATAGTGAGTGTTAAGGTTTTCAGTAGACCACTTCTTGGCCCATGCAAGGTTTACAGGCCGTTCAACATCTTTCCTGTTAGCCTTGTAGTCATCAACAAGTTGGTCACGGAAATTGAACTTAGTTGTGACAAACATTATGTACTTGTTACAGCCAGCAGCAAGCATGAGATCATCAATTTTCTTGCTTATTAGTCTAGCTATATTCTTACGGCTATGGTCGTCATCATCGTTGAATATGCAACAGGGTCGGTATATTATGATGTCTCCATCAATTATTAAGGTCTTGTCAACTACTTCGTAGTCTGTAAGACCAAGATCTGCATAAGACATTTTAATTCCTAACTAGAAAAGCCCTACCTGTTAAGATAGGGCTATGCATTATTTAAAAGATTGGTTCGTCTTCTTCAGAATCAACTGCTGCTTCTGCTGCTTCAACTGCGGCTACTTTCTTAGCTTTCTTAGCTTCAGTTTTGACATCAACATCGTCCAACTCTTCAAGTTCAAGAGAGTCGTAGTCAGGTGTAGACGTACCGCCAGTGTACTCAATAAAGTCTGTAAGGCAGACCAATGCTGGGTACAAGTACAGACCGTATTTAGTCTCACTCACACGGAACTGGAAGTGACCTTTAGAGCCATTAGAGAACTCAGTTTCTTGAGTTACAGGCTGGCCATTGATATCCTGTACACGGCCTTTGATACCGATCAGCTCGATAGGTCGAGAAGGTGTGCGATCACCTTCCGGGCCTTTAAGACACGTAGAGGCAAACTTGATCAACACCAAGTCGTCACTGTCTAGTGAGCTGAAATCAATATCTTTATACTTACCTTCAAGTTCTTCTTTCTCGAACTCTTTAGCATAAGTCCAGTTACGAGCACCTTTGTACTCTTTCTTCAGCTTCTTAAACTTCTCATCAGTGATAAGAACCTTAATCTCATAAGAGTGAAACTCAAGAGGACTGTCGCTAAGTGGTGGCTTATTATCCTCATTCTTCTGCTCAACCGCACGATTAACTGACGACCACATAAAGATTACGTCTTTAACAGTTACGATTGAATTCTTCTTCTCTTCTGCTTTTACTTCGCTCATAGTATTTCTCCAAAATTAGGATTGATATAGTTTAGTGTAATGCTTCTATCACTAGCTGCATTCTTTCTGTCCGGTGGCGGGATCAATGAAGCATGCCTTCGCTTCGCTGTTATCTTCTTCTTCATCAGTCTTCGTTTCATTCAGAATTCCAAATCGTTTGCCGCCAACATTGAACGTGGTACAACCTTTACAGCCCATCTTCCAAGCCTTGACATAAATGCCTTTAAACTCTTCCCATGGCATGTCAGGTGACACGTTAATCGTTTTACTTACTGCACTGTCAACATACTTAGTCGCAAGAGCAAGCACTGCTAGATGCTCGTCTGCGGTACATTCCCCGGCAGTCTTACCTTTAAGACCCCAAGTAGCGTAAGCATAGTCCTTGACATCTTCGTAGATTGGGCCATCTACAGTCTGGATCGTCCGTGTGTAGCCATGGCTGAACACTGGCTCGATACCGCCTGATACGTTATCAGATGTTAGCGAGATAGTTCCTGTTGGTGCCATAGATAGCAAGTGGCTGTTACGGATACCGTACTTAGCGATTGCTTCACGTACATAAGTTGGTAACGTCTTGATGAACTCAGCAGCTAAGTAAGCATCTGCTTCAAACATCGGGAACGCACCTTTCTCTCTAGCAAGCATTGCCGAGGCATAGTAGGTTTCGTCACGTAGTACTTCAAAGATATTCTCTGATACACGATTGAAGTCAGGAGAGCCATAAGAGTAGCCACATGCTTCGATTGCGTTAGCCAAACCTGTTACACCAATACCCATCCTACGCTTGTCGTGGCTTTCCTGTGCCTGTGCTGGCAATGGAAACACGGTGTTGTCGTGGATGTTATCCATCATTCGTGTAATTAGAGGGATGTCTTTCTTAAACTGGTCGAAGTCGAAGTAGTTCTTCTCAGTGTGGACATCATGCTTGATGTATTTGACTAGGTTGTAAGACCCAAGCAAGCATGCACCATAAGGTGGTAACGGTTGTTCACCACATGGGTTAGTTGCTTTGATAGTCTCGCAGTACCACAAGTTGTTAGACTCGTTGATCCGATCAATGTACAATACACCGGGTTCAGCCCAGTCCCATGTAGAGCGCATAATCTTTTCCCAAAGTGCTTTAGCGTTTACTCGCTTGTACACTTTGCCTAAGAACTTAAGCTCAAACTCTCCACCATCTTCGACACAACGCATGAACTCATCGGTGATACCTATACTGATATTGAACGCTGTCAACTCGGTTTGGTTCTGTTTAGCTGTGATGAACTTCTCAATATCAGGATGATCTACACGCAATACACCCATCTGAGCGCCACGGCGGTGACCAGCAGATGATACAGTCTTGCACAATGAGTCGTAAATCTTCATAAAGCTTATTGGGCCTGAAGCAGCCGAGCCTAAAGATACAATCAAGTCGCCTTCAGGACGTAAATCAGAGAAATCATACCCGATTCCACCGCCTTTACGCATGGTCTCACCCGCTTCTTTGGCCCGATCCATGATAACATCGAAGCTATCGTCTACGTTTCCAGACACAAAGCAGTTAAATGCTGTAACATTGTTCGGGCTACCGATTGCAGATTGTGTACGACCACCGCCCATGAAGCGTTGAGGCAATAGGATACTTTGAATAGCTCTAAAGTGATCGTAATCATCAGCCAATGTATCAGCAAAGCGAGTAACACCATCATAAAAGCTCTCGCCATCTCCACGATATTTAAGAGCGTGGATCTCTTGTGACAAACGGGTTTGCGGCCCGTGAACTACTTCAGTCATTAGTTGGTATCCTTGTACCAAAAGTTGCTAAGAAGACCGCATTACAAGTAATGTGATCGATATGTGGTTTACCTGATTCGGGGTCTAGCACTTCACCGTTAGCATACGCTGTCAAGTGACGTAGTAAGCTATCCATCACCTCGTTCTCAGGTAGTCCTTTCTTCCAATTGCCTCGGTCATACTTTTCAGCACCGAAAGCAAATACTTCACACATGCCTTTCATTGCTACGTCAGCATCTAGCATGTATGAAAGCTCTGTTTTGCCAGCATTGAAACGCATGGCTTGGTCAGAATTCTCCTGTGCCGCACGTTCATCTGGGTATTCCATACAACCGTTATGTTGAGTTATTTCCTTAACACGAGGCTTCTTTAAATTAAGCTCCTTATACTTCTTATGCTTAGAGTCAAAAGCATCTGTAGTGCGCTTCTCCGTAACAGTTATATCAGCAAAGTGATCGTTTTTGGTGAATACCGGAGTCTTGAATAGCCCTGACTTATAGTTAGGTAAGCCTCCGGGGGTGTATCCGTGTTGTATCATTACTTGTTCGCTTGGTTCAAAAGCCATTAGTGTACCTCCGCATAGTTATCTCCGAATGCGACATCGCAATCCAGATCTCTGTTTAGTTTCAATTCCTCGTTAACATCTGCAATAGCATCTTTGAGGATCTTAGTCATTTGCTCACGGAAACCTTTCTTAAGTTCCCAGATACCTTCATCGTGGAACTGTGCGGTCAACTGTGGGCGGCGTTCAAGTGTATGGTACAACCAGCGGTCGAATGCATATGTACCTGTGCCTTGGTTCAAAGTACTGAACCGATCCTTCTCAGCCTTGAGGTAATACCACATCTTGGCGACCGGGTTCCACAACCACTTCATGCCACGTGAGTTAACCACGGTGCATTCATCAGCGATTGCTAACAGTGACCAATTACGCTTCCAGTATCCATCATACAACATATCACCTTGCGCTTCTGGCACACCAGCAGCTCGTGCAATAGTCGGGCCTTTGGCGCCGTAGGTAGCTGAGTAGTTTGTAGACTTGCCACCATGACGAACCTTGCCCAGTGCAATGTAACGTGACGTATGTTTCTGTTCCTCGGTAGCACCCTTGTACCATATAGCATCTTCCGCTGCCATAAGGCCAGCAGCAATCGCCATATCAAGGTGTGGGTCGAAGCCTGGAACTTGCATTTCCTTCACGTATTCTGGATCGTGCTTCCACATGTAATGCTGCTTAGTACGATCTTCGAGTGAGGACATGTCAGAACCGCATAGCTCATAACCTTCCCGGGCTATGAACAGGCTACGGATAAGTTCACCGTATGGCTTACGTGTGGATGGGATATTAACACAGACCTTGTGACGGAAGCGGAGCGTATTCGTAAGACCTTTAACAGTAGCTTGAACGTAGCCCTCTTCGTCCATGTCACGTATTAGCCCGTTCACAACATCGAGTCGGTGCTTAACTACTGAGAACTCTTCCAAGTACTTAAGCTGCGGGTGTTTAGGAACCATCATAGTGATCGATTCACATAACTCTTCAGTGTCAGGATCTTTGATCTGAGGTATCTGCCTTACTTCATTAGTTTCCTTATCACGCTTAAACTTAAACGATGAGGGAATCCAACCCATACTGTTCAACCAACGCTTAACCTGTGCATGAGAGCCAGCATTAGGTGGGTTGTAACCCTTGACTACTTTGATGTTCTCTCTGTAGGTTAGAGGGTCACCGTTATATGCTGTGGGCGATATGTGTTCCAGCACGAGTGCTTTCCACTTGAGGCCAGTAGCCGATAGTTCGCCATTCGTTTTATAAGGCTTGGCGGGTGGCTTACGTGTAGCATACTCAGGTACATCAGGCATCTTAGCAACCAGGGCTAAGCCAGCTTCTTCGTACTTGGCCGCAAACATTTCTTGTGCTTGATAGGTAGAGTCGACATTTAGCTTCCACCGGGCCTTCTCTTGCATAGCAACACACCGAGCCTTAAAGTTAAGGTGGCGCATAGCATGCATAATACTTTTAGGGCCACCATATAGCAGCTTAAAGTGTTTCCACATCTGCAACCAAAGAGCCGTTTGTATCCTAACGTCCTCTTCGCATCGGTGAATGTAGTCCTTAAGCTCAAGGTTTTCCCAATCATTAATCTCAGGTTTAGCAATGCCGAGGTCTTCACCGTGGGCTTGTAATCCGTGGCGTAGCGCCTTGGGATACAGATACCAACTGTAGAATAGCGTGTCGAAGATTTCAGCCTTGACCTTGACCTTGAGCACCTTTGTGATCGCCGCAGCGTCATAACTGTACCCATTGTGCATGATAAGCATATTGTCAGGGTCGGTAAACATGGCCGCGATCTCGTCAGGATCAGTCAGTGTAAAGCTGCGTAGCTCCACGTTATTTGAGCTGAGTTCTGTAAATGATGCACACCAGACTTTAGTAACCGTGTCGAGTAGACCGTCACCTTCAATATCCGCTGCGTATAATCGCTTAGCCATGTGGCCTCCTAATCTTCAAGTCCTTCTATATGCATGGACACGCCATCAGCCAGGTATGACTCGCTGGGGCCGTATGTGACAGTAAGTAATTCTAAATCTTCTTCAGACAGGTAGCCTACATCGTCAGTAAGTGCCTCTTCACAAGTGTCACAAGGACAATCTGTGATCTCAACTTCTTCGTCAATTCCAAATCTATTCATAATTCAAGTAGGGCAAGTTTGCCCATTTCCGTAGTTTTACCATTCTCGACCGCATCGTTTGCATCTTTGCAACCGCCTGGCTTCGAGATCAGTTTAATTTTGTTACCGTACATTCTAATAGCGGTGCTTTCAGCCTTGTGGCCAACTTCATCGTCATCCAGTACGAGTCTAATTTCGTCATAGTCATCAAGTATGTCTGCTATTTGATTGAAATTCTTCTCAATCGAGCCTCCACCGTGGGTTAGTGATATTACAGGAAATTGTTTCTTTAAGGTTACCTTAGTGAGACAGTAATCCAGTGCAATAGCATCGAACTCTCCCTCAGTTACCCATAAAATCCTACTAGGTATGCGAAGTGCTCGTACTAAACCAAATGGATCGCAGTTTGATGTCTGCCCAATACCAAAGAATGCTTTCTTCCTAAAGGGTCTGATCTTGAAACCTGATAGGCTTAGATCATCAGACATTGGGAAACCTAAAGCATACGGTGTCTTACCGTCATACTCGCTAAGCAGTACTCTGAGTTTCCAAGACTTATAAGCC